TTAACTGACCAAGATTATCAAGTTCCTCAGTTGTTACAAGACCTAGAATACAATCCGCGGTATGAGTAATACCCATTGATTCAGATGTATTAGTAAGATCAACATCAGAGTTGCCATAACCATCACGGTTAAACTGAGAAGAAGTAACTACTGCACAATTATATTCCATTGCAAGACCACGTACTTCCTCAGCAATTGATTTTACTAATGTATAACTATTAGCAGCTGCTGCGCCTTTAACTCGAGATGATGCACAAATATTAAGATAATCAATAAAGATAACATCAGGCTCAAAGTTCTTTTTCATTTTGAGTTCATTAAGTAGATGGCGGAAGTGGCCAACGTGAGCAGAACCAGTAGGATATTCCTTAACAACAAGCTTACCAGTACATTTTGATTTGATACGATCCATACGTTTATTATATACATCGCGTGGTAATAGCTTGAGTTCATCGAGAGTAACATCCATCATGTTAGCATCAATACGTTCAGCAATTCTTTCTTCAGCCATTTCCATAGTAACATATAGAACATTTTTACCAGTCATTAAATATGATGCGGCTGCGTGACATTTTACAAGAGACTTACCACCACCTGTGGTAGCCAATAGGACTGTCATTGATTTACGAGGCAAACCACCTTTAGTAACTTTGTTTAATAGATCAATGTCAAACGGCATGCGTTCTTCTTTACGGTGATAGAAATCATAACGAGATTCAGAATCATCAATAAAGTCGTGACCTACCGATGTATCAAAAGATATACCAAGAGAGTCAGATAATAAATTAGGAATAGAGCCTTTGTCATTTTCTTGATCCTCACCATCCATAATAAGGATAGCTTTGCGAATAGAATTAAATAAGTCTTTGTCTTGGCAGAACTTTTCAGTTTCAGAGACAAGGAAATCAAAGTTAGTATCTTCATCGCGTTGAAGACCATCAACTGTACCCATAATATCTTTATATGAGTCTTCGTTTAGATCTTTACGTTTGTCGAGAGATATTTTAAGAGCTTCAATTGATGGCGGTTGCTTATATTCATCAACGTATGTTGAATAAGTATTGAAGATCTTTTTGAGACTGCCATCATCAAAGTAATCACCCTTAATATAAGGATATACTTTGCGATAGTAATCTTCATTGAAAATAAGATTTGATATTACAGTTGTTTCGATCATTTAACCATCCAGTTGTTAGGTTGAGTACTGACGGCGATTAAACCGTCAGTACATTCAAGTATTATATTAATACACATTACAAAAAATGTCAACCGTTATTAACTCGCGATCTCGTCGTTATCATCAACGACCTCATCTACTTCGTCAACAGTATCCTCTCGCATAATGGCGCCTGATGCACCAATAGTAAACGAGTTCTTGATATACTGGCTTAAGCTTGTTTTTTCAAGCATCATTAACCAGAAGTCTTTATTGTCATTAATATCTTTAGCTCTCATTAGTTTTTCAACCATTACTTCTCCAGTATCTGGATTGAGTGCTTCATACCAGCCAACTTTAGGTTTGTGTAGATAACCACCTTTTTCAGCGATATCCATCAAACCAGACCATTTAACAATACCACCTTCATAGCTTACGCTAACTGGTATTTTGGACTTTTCTTTAACGTGGCGTGATTTTTCAATATTAATAATAAAGTGATAACCTTGAATTTCTTGACCAACCTTATCTTGCTGTCGACCAATAATCCAAATAGCATCTGCTGAATAGTAAATACCTGTACCACCTGATACAACTGCCTTAGGAAACAATCCAATTTCTTGATAGGTATGGTTAACCGCAATCAATGGAATATCTTTAAGGTTAAGGTGTGGTGTTACAATACGGAACAGAGATTTTAGTGCTTTAGCACGACTCATATCTGCTACTGATTTACCGTCAAGTGCATCTGCAACTTCTTTCTTAGAAGCTAGGTTACCAACCGAATCAATGACGATAACAACTTTGTCACCTTTTTCGATTTTATCTAACTGTTGAGAAATATCAAACTTAAGCTCTTCAACATTGGTAATTGGTGTATGAACTACGCGGTCCATATCAATACCAAAGCTTTCAAAATAAGCTTGAGGAGTACCAAACTCTGCATCATAAAATAACAATACAGCATCTGGATTGCGTTGCATATAAGCTCCAGCCATCAACAGTGCGAATGCTGATTTAAAGTGCTTCGATGGACCGGCTAGGACAAGGAGACCTGGCGTTAATCCACCGTCGATACGACCGGATAATGCAACGTTTACCATTGGCACTTGTGTAGGTGCCATATCTTTTTTACCATAGACTTTCGAATCCAAGAGAGGAGCCGTCATCTTAATGGTGCTGTTTTTCACAAGTTTGTCTAATAGACTCATATTATTTACTTCCTTCTACAATAGTAGTCAATTTGCTTTTGTAACCTTGTATCTTAGATACTCGATCAGGCCAGAAAATTGTTGATTTATCTGGGTTCTTACATAAGTTATCTAAGAACGGTGTTATTGATTTATAGAGGAGTTCCAGTCTATATTCAAGATCGTCGGCAGCGAGCTTAGCGTCGGTCAATTGATCTTCCAACGTTTGCTTCTCACTGCTGACTTTCTGAATAGTGTCTTGTGCTTCAGCTTCTTTTTCTTGAAGCTCTTCATCAATAAAGCTGAAACCAAAGTCAAAGTCTAGAACCTCTTCGTAGACTTTATTAACCATTGGCTAGTTCCTTAAAGATTGAGAGATCGTCATCGTCATCATCCATTGATAAAGATGTCGAAGCTTCAGGTGTGGCTTCCGCAATTGTTGGCTGAGGAGCCGCTTCTTGGGTGTTACCCATATTTGAGAGATCAAACTCATCGTCTGCTGCTTTAGCTGGAGTGGATGGTTCTTCATCCAGTGCAAGTACACGATATAGTTTAGCCTTTAACTCGTTATAAGACTTAAAGTTCTTAGGATCAATAAGTTCTTGTAAAGAGTGCTCAGAGTTATAGATACGTTCTAATTCTGCATCATCATCAGAGATTGCCGACGGGGCATCGAACTCTGACTTATCATAGTTTGGATAACCTTCAAACTTACGAATCTTGAGGCGGAAGTTAGCACCTTCCCATAGATCAAATGGATTCACGGGTGTCTCATCTTCAAACTGAGGATTCATTAGATCATTCAATTTGTCGAAGATTTTCTTACCAAACTGATACATGAATACTTTACCATCGTTTTCAGGATTAGCTCCATCTTTAACGACAAGAATATTAGCCACATACTTGAGCCTACGCTTTTGTTTACGCGCAAGTTCTTTATCAGATTCAAGACCAGAGTTCCACAACTTTGAGTTGTATTCTGATACTGGATCATCTTGATTAATAGTGGTTAGGGAGTTTTCAATGTACCATTGTCCTGTTGGACCTTGGAAGCCGTGATCCCAAATACGTACGAATGGCATTTCTTCACCATTTGCTGCAGGTAAGAAACGAATGATTGCAAAACCATTACCAGCTTTATCGCGGGTTGGTTTCCACATTTTACCTTCGTTGGGATCTGAGTAGCTCTTTTGTGTGATTTTTTCGAGCTGAGAGTTCAGTTTAGTTAAAGAACTTGAACGGTTCTTTTTTAATGCGTCAAATGACATATTAATATCTCCTAAGTTTTGCTGTATATAGCATTGTTTATATTGCGATGTATGTGCAAGTATTGAGCTTGCCATCTATTTATAATCAAAAAAAGCGATCTCGGATTAATTCCTTAAACTTTTTTTCATCAATTTCTAAGAAAGGCTTGTACTTCCTTAATAACCTTATTATATCACTTGCTACGATTTTGTCAACAACTTCTTTTTCCCAATAAGGAAAAATATTGGCAATGTGAGCTAGGATAGTAATAGTTTCCAGACTAATTTTCTTTTGCATATACCAAGTTAGGAGCAGCGGATGCTGTCCATTCACTGAAGTAAAATTAGCCTGAAAGTTATCGTCAAGCTTGGCTATTTCGTTTTTGAATGTACGAGACAAAGTATCTATTCTACGTTGCCATTCAATATAACGATCTTCACCTTCTTGCTCGATTATTTCACGAATCCATGCATTAGGCTTAACTATCATATTAGATAGCATTAGCTTTTCTGGATCATCTTTACGTGAAAGCTTTTCGAAAAAATAAGCGTCATTGCGAGTTCTATACTTTTCGTACGACGCTCTTATCTTTCCGTTATACTTGTGATAATCATAAT